TATAACTGATGCGGCCAGTGGCGATACGATTATAATTCATCCGGGTGATTATGACGAAGCGATTAACTTGGTAACCGCTACAAAGTCATTGAAATTTATCGGTACAAATAGGTATTATTGTAAAATAACCCCGGCAGCAAATACAGCTGTTACTGTAAGCGATAATTGTGTATTCAGAAATTTATCAATTATTGGTACTGGTGATAGTAAAAAAGGTATTTATGGTACTGAGAAAAGTCATATTGTTATTGAAGATTGTTACCTATTTGGAACATGGGATGCAATTAGATTAGAAACCTGCAACGATGTTTTAATAATCAATTCAGACCTTGAAAGCGACTATGACGTATTAACTTTGCCTGATTGTCAGGATGTCAAAGCAATTAATGTAACGTGCTATACTAACGGCGCAACAACTGGCTCAGTTTGCAATGCATTGTTCATGTCAAATTTTGGCACACCGGAGGCTTCTGCTGTTTTTGAAAATTGCACATTTAGGGCAATACGAGCCGCGGAGAGTACACAAGATACTAATGCTGTTTATGTTTCGAATGGCGGCAGTATTGTCTTTAATAATTGCACAATGGTAGCAATAACAAAGACTTCTGCGACGGGGGATGCCACTGCCGTAAAAAGTGATTCCGACATAGCATTGAATAATTGTGTTATGTATTCTGCCAGTAATACTGGAACCGCACTCGATATAGAGGCAAGTGTAAAGACAACATTGAGTAATTGTTACTATGATACAGAAAAAACTACTGGCACTATCATACACAGTGGCTCTGGCTTTGCGGCGGCAGTTAATGCTGAAGCCGATTCCGCAATAAGTGATGCTGCATTAGCGACTGCGGATAATCTTGCCACTGCACAGAGCGACCTTGATATTGTCACAGGATTAACTGGCGTTAATCTTTTAGACGCAACGCAGGCTTCTATAGACGCAATAGAAGAAGATACAGGTACAACGCTCGTTGCTTTGTTAGCCGATATCGATAGTTCTGTTTTATTAACGACAACAATAGCTACTCTTGCGTCCCAAACGAGTTTTACGCTTACAGCCGGATCAACCGATAACGATGCGTACAATGATTGTTTAATTGTTATTCAGGACGCTTCAACAGCGGCACAGAAAGCAATAGGACTTATTCTTGATTATGTTGGCTTATCTAAAACAATTACATTATCTGCCGACCCTGAAATATTTACAATGGCCACCACTGATAAAGTGAGCATTGTGGCTGCACCGAAAAACATAGCGGATATTAAAAAATTGCTACGTGCCGATAAAGTCATAGATACGTCTGGAGCGCCATGGGTAACTGATTACAAAGAAGAGGCTACAGAAACAGTGTTAATGGCTAAAACAATGGCTAATACCGATGGCGATAATATTACTTCTCGTTATAATACTTTAGGACAGTTAATACAAGAATGACACCCCTCACAATAAAACAAATTAAGTGGGCAGGCGAGCAGATAGCCTTGTATAATCCGTTAGATGATGTACAAAGAGACTTTCATAAATCTGATCGTGATTTTCGATGGTTCTTTGGTGGGAATCAAAGCGGAAAAACTCATAGCAATATGATGGATTTGGCCTTGATGGTTACTAATTTACATCCAACAAAGAAAATCAAGAACGGTTTGTTTTGGGCTTGTATTGAATCATGGGAGCAAGTCCGAGATATTTTATGGACGGAGAACTTACAAAAGTTCATCCCCTCGCATTTGATAAGTAACATCATGTATGGCCAAGATAAGGTGCCGAGAAAAGTTTTACTTAAGAATGGAAATATGATTGAGTTCAAGGCCTTCAATCAAGGGCGCGAACAATTCCAGGCACGAGCTATTGATGGCTGTCATTGCGACGAACAATGTCATCACGATTTTTTAGGTATATTCAACGAGATACAAGCGCGTTTAATTGCTAAAGGCGGATATATTGCATGGAGTATGACACCTATTCTACCACAACTTGATTTAGAAGAGCGTATTGAAGACCTTCCTGATACCGACGAAGTGTTTTACGCCGATTTGAATTCTAACCGTAAATCTAAAGGCGGATATATTTTTGACGAACGTATAGACAATTTAATAGCCGAATGGCCCAAAGAGGTTCAAGCTACCAGAGTGAAGGGTTTGTTCGCTTCTTTTTATGGTGCGGTATATAAGACATTTAATCGTAGCATACACACGATTAAGCCTTTTGAGATTCCTGACGAGTGGCCGCGATGGAGAGGATTTGATTTCGGGTTCACTAATCCGTTTGCCTGTTTGTGGATGGCTAAAGACAAGGATGATAATTGGTATGTTTATCGCGAGTACTATAAAGCGAAGACAGTTATAGGCGAACATATAGAGTATGTTATCAAACATAGTGCAGGTGAAAACTATCAGTGTTCGTGGGCCGATCCTGAGAATGCAGAGAATCGTAAGGCTATGAAGGACGCTGGTATAGTAACACGTCCTGCCAGGAAAAACATATCTCAGGGAATAGAAATAGTTCAGTCGAAACTCAAAGTCAAAGAAGATGGTAAGCCCAGCCTGTTTATTTTTAATACCTGCAGGAACACTTGCAGAGAGATGGCTGCTTATCATTATCCGAAGGGAACGGTGTCGACGAATCCAAAGGATGTTCCTTTAGCGAAGAATGACCATACATGTGATACTTTAAGGTATGTTCTTTATTCGACGGATAGACCCAGAAAAAGGAGTAGTGTTTATGCAGCGTAATAAATGGAGAATGAAATGAAACAGGTATTAACAGGGCACAGTCCGGAACTTGTAAAGGCTTTAGATGACGCAGGTATTTTACCTGATAACTGCCGTCGTTTAGTAATTGATATAGCTTTTGATGGCTTTGTAACATTGTACACGAAATCTTATGCTGACGAGCGTTTACTTGATGTTGATCTTGGTGCACATTTAAGTGTGATTGGTAATAACGAACTAAAAGATGCGAAAAAATGATTAGGATGAATTGATGGCTAAAAAAGCCAAAAAACAAATCAAAAAAAGTAGCGTCTATATCGAGACTTCTAAGGGCGTGTATCCTTATGAGGTGCTTCAGAAAGCAGAAAAAACGACCTCTAAGCAAGTTAAGCTTTCTAATAAATGGCTTTCTGAGAACGATCTTATTCCACCGCCTTATTCCCCGGATACATTGTTGACTTTGTATGAGTCGAATCCTATTTTTTGGAGGTGTGTTAATCAGCTTGCTATCGATGTTACGGGATTAGGCTGGAATCTGCAGTTAATAGAAGGTAAAACAAAATCCGAATCTGAACTAAAAAGATTACATGAGTTTTTAGATTCTCCGAATAAAAATGAAGCACTCAGGTCTATTTTTAAATCATTGTTAATAGATTGGGGCGCAATAGGTGATTTCGGAATAGAAGTAGTGCGTAATAACAGACAAGAAGTGGCCGAGATATATCATGTACCGGCGCAGACTATAAATGTACATTCTTCTAACGAGAAATACTGTCAAAAACGCAACCAAAAGAAGGTTTGGTTTAAGAAATTTGGATTAGAAGAAAATATCTCCGCGAAGGATGGTGAAAAAACCACAGGAAAATCTAAAGATAGCGCTAACGAACTTATCTTTTATAAGAATAATTATCCTCGGTCGGATTATTATGGAGTGCCGAACGCCATATCAGCTATAGGTGATATACTTGGATTAATCGGATTAAGGGATTACAACCTGGCCTTCTTTGAGAACTATGGTGTTCCGTCGGCTATTATTGTTTTAGAAGGCGATTGGGATGAGGGTGCTGATAGAAAAATAGCTAAATTCTTAAATAAAGAAGTTCAAGGTACAGATAACGCACATAGGACATTAGTGGTTACTCAGGAAGAAAATTGTAAATTCACGTATGAGCCGATAGAAAGCAAAGTCAAAGAAGGAAGTTTCAGGTTATACGAACAAACAAGACGGGACGATATTTTAATCGCTTATTCTATGCCGCCTGAGAGAATAGGTATTCGTGTTACCGGTGCATTAGGCGCTAATGTCGCCTTAGAGGCTACTCGTAGCTATGTTCAAGGTGTAGTAGAGCCGCTTCAAACTGATATAGAGGATATTGTCAACGGCAAGCTTTTGAACTCTGAGATTTACACGTTTAAGTTCGAGAATATCGATCTTCGTAATTATACCGAAGAGGTTGAACGTATGAACAAGCAAATAGAACATGGAGTGCTTACGCCTAATGAAGTACGCAATGAGTTAGGATTGAAACCTTATCCTGATGGAGATAAATTTTATCTTATGAGTAATTTATTGGCGATTGGTGAGCCGCCGGCAGAATTAAGTAAAACCGAAAAGGATTATTTAGATAAACAACAATGATACTAACGTATATACATAGTATATCTTGCGACAAAACAAGAGGGTACAGAATAGATAGTTATAACAGTAATGGCAATGGAAGGTTTATTGACGAACAAGACCCTGAACGAAAAATTAGATTAGAAGAACATAAAAAAAGAATACAAAATGAACTTGCTCTTAACAAAAGCTAAAGAAATATTGAATCCTATTCACAGTAGGCTTGATTGGCAAATGCGTAGAAGCGAGCCTGTTATGCAAGAGGCGGTGCAGAGATGGTTTGCTTTCAATACTAATCAGATACAAATTGATTTACGCACTAAGTTCCAGAAGGATATCACCTCGGAGTTGACTGACTGGGAGTATCTGAAGACAAAAGGGAAAGATACTTTGAAACCGGCTACTTTGACAGTAATGCAAAAAGGCGGTCAGCAAGCATATAATGTTTTTAAGGTAAAAGGTGCGTTTGATATTGTTAATGAAGAATCGGTAAAGGCGGCTAACGAATTCACAGCCGATTTAGTTACACAAGTGAATGCTGAAACTAAAAAAGGCATACGCACTTTTATTAGTGCCGGTATTAAAGAAGGCAAGTCAATGGACACTATATCGAGGGAGTTGCGTCCGATAGTGGGATTGACAGAAAGGCAAGCACAATCTGTAATAGGATATAAGAATATTCTTCGGGATAAAGAGAAATTCCCAAAACTCACTTCTTCTCAAATAGATAGCAAAGTAACCAGATACGCAAACAAAACACAACGCAGGCGAATGCAAACAATATCGCGTACCGAGACGGCCAGAGCGCAAAATATTGGTTATGCACAAGGGATGCAGGATATCGGTATTGAGGAATTAGAGTTTAGTCGCAGCTCAGGTGCATGTGCTATATGTTCGCCATTGGACGGCAAAAAATATAATGTCAAAGTAGCCGGAGGGATTATTCCTGTCCATCCAAACTGCTTAACGGGGGATTCTCTTATATCGCCCCGAGGCAACATCACGGGTGCCAGTAAACGGTGGTATAATGGGCAGATTCATATTATCAAGACAGCCACTAACCGTATAATCTGCTGCACCAAAAACCATCCGATACTCACAAACAGAGGGTTTGTTCCTGCGGATTCGCTTAATATAGGAAGCCAGATAATCAGCCACGGCATCGGTCAAGGGGAAACTTTTAGTGATTGGCAGGATATAAACAAACCAGCCTTGATTGAGGATATAGCGGAGTCGTTTTTCTCGTCGCCTGGCGTGATTACCAAAGAAGTGCCAGTGTCCTCCATCGACTTCCACAATGACGGGATCGGCAGCAAGGTCGCCATTATAGGCACCGACAGCCTTTTGATGGGTAGTCGGGATACCTCTATCGAGCAACATATCCTGAAGGATAAGTTCGTTTTGAGAAAAGTTGCTTGGTCTCTTTTCAACCGTTTTTGCATGTTTGCATTTGGTAGACCAACTGACAGTTCGCCCACGAGCAGAATCATGGGAAGCTTTGACTTGTTTCTTTCGCTGCTCATCGCTCATTTGCGTCCACTTGAGAGTTTCCGCCTCGCTTTGATTCCTAATATGGACATTAGAGTCCAGCAATCGTTTGCGAATACACCTTCTGCTATATCCAAAATGCAAGGCAACTCGGTTCTCAGACCAGCCAAAAACATACAGATTGACAATTCGACGGATAACTTTTTTGTTGATTCGATTGTTCATATCAGCACCTCAAAATATAGTAATTATGTCTATAATTTAGAAACTACTGAATCATACTACATTGCTAATGGGATTGCAAGTCATAATTGCAGATGCGCTATGATTCCTGTTGTTGGCGATGATTCAATTAAGCATACTGCGGCGGCGATGGCACCTAAAAAGCTAAACAAAGAGCTTATGATTTCGCTGGTTAGTAGATTGAAGAGTGCTAAGTCAAGAAGTAGCGAGTTAGCATTAAAGGACAAATTACGAAAGCTTGGTTATGATGTAACAGGAAAACCGTTTTCAACTTCTCCGGTAGTTTATTAGTATATTATAAAGGGGCAGCAACGATGGAACAATTTGACGCAGTAATGAGTTTACTTGGTATAATGTTTATTGCTATTATTGGTGTTTATGTTTGGACTTTCAAAGTATACAAAGACACGAAAAATTCTTTAGGCGATATCTATTCCAGTATGAACGGTCATATTCAGAATAATAAAGTCCATGTCGGCGAGGATGGTTATGTATCGTCGAAGGTGTGCGACGCCTTACATACCTCTATCAAAGAAGATGTGCAAGAAATTAAAAAGGACGTGAAAAGCTTATTAACAAAAACATTATAAATAAGCTCAAAACTACATTAGCATTTGAGGACAAATAGAATGCGTATAGAAGAGACAACTGAAATAAACCTTTCAAAAGATTCTGATAAGAATCTACTGATTCTCAAGCTAAGATTTACTCAGTTGTGGGATAAGGTATTCAAGAACAATTCCACGGCGGTCGTTGGTAGTCTTAATAGGGGGGCTTTTCTGAAAAAATATCATCTACTTTTGAAAGAGATGGATTCTCGCAAAATAGAAAAGAGCACCAGCGATATCGATAAGGCTTCTTTTAAGAAAGCTATGGTAATAAAGAAGTTTGGTATCGACGTATCAGACTTAAGTGAAATAGTTCTATCACCGAATTATATATCTATAGATGCGGCCGGTGTTAGCATTGAGAAGCTAGACGAAATTGTTAATGCTTTAAAAGTCGGTCTAATAGAAGGTGTTTCAGATCCTGTTGCTCCCGATGCTGCTTATATACCGTTGTATGATTTAGTATTGAAAGCTAAACCTGATACTACTGTTGTTGAAATTTCAAAACCTTATCCTAACGAACATTCGGCGAGATTGCAAGATCCTGACAAGTTTGATTCCAAATCTTTCAGAAGAACTAAGGGGGGTCTGGTTTATGGTTCGAAGAAAATACCTACAACTATCTCAATTATTTGGGGTAAATTAAAAAATAAAGCGAAACCTGCAGACCCCCCTGTTGCTCAGGCTTTAAGATTTCCTGTAAAAGACTGGACTGTAACTAAAGCGAAAAAATGGCTTACCGATAATGAAATTAAATATAAAGTTTTTGAATCAGCAATAAGAAAAACAAAGAAGATGTGGAGTAAAAAATATATCGAGAAGCTTCCTGATAATGCGTTCTTGTATATTGGGAAACATAACGAAGAAGATAATGTCAGATTCTTTCCCTATATAGACAACACGAGTACAGTAGATATGACGCGTTTGAAAATGACTATTTCGAATATATCTAAAAGCGATTTGCCTGAGACCGTAAAAGAAGAGGTTCAGGCAAAAGCCGAACAGATATATAATGATACTTTAGAAGGAAAACAATTTGAGAAGTATGTTTCTGTTTATCCGATTGATAAAGCAGATAGTGAAGAGCACATAGTATGTGGTATTGTTTATGAGCCTGATGTTGAGGATTCTCAAGGCGATATGGCTGATGAAGAAGAGATACGCAAAGCAGCATATCGGTTCATGGAAAAAACTCAAACATTCAAGGTCATGCACAAAAACCAAAAAGTAAAAGTAAAAGTGTTGGAAAGTTACATAGCTCCGACTGATTTTACACTGGCCTTCCAGACGATTAAAAAAGGATCGTGGGTAATTACGGTTCGCGTGCTGGATAAGAAGATTTGGAAGTCTGTGAAATCAGGTGAGTTAAATGGCTTTTCAATGGCAGGTTATGCGACGTCAGAATAGGAGATAACCAATGGCACGCAAATTAAAGAACATTAAGTTGAATGAGATATCGCTGGTAGATAAGGCGGCTAATCAAAAAGATTTCTTATTTTTTAAGGCTCGTGGTGATGGCCGCGGTACTGGTGGTAATGCACAAGGTGATGGTGGTGCTAAATATTGTGTTTGCTCTGAGTGTGGTTACAGCGAGAAACACGAAAAAACCAGCGAAGGCAAGTCAGTACCTTGTACTAAGATTAAATGTCCAGAATGCGGAGCGTCTATGCAGGGCTCCGATACTAAAATGTTGAAAAAGAAAAAGAATATTAACATAGTGATAGACAGCGACGGAACAATCGGTGGTACTGCTATATCTGTAAATAAAGAAAAAATTGAGGACGTTAATAGTTTCTCGTTTTATTTTTATGGTGATAGTGGCGGCGTTGTAGGAAGTACCAATAATATATCTTGCAGCTACAGTAAAGCAGTACAATCCGAAGATGGCTTTAGCCGTTCTGAAACTTACTATCTATCTAAAGGAGCATTTCCTATGAATAAAGAATACAAAAAAGCATTAGACACATTTTTTGGTGAAGATCATGAAGTTGATTTTGAAAAAGCCGAGGACGCCGAAGATATCATTAAGTCGTTAGCCACTTTTGCGGATTATAAAGCTGAGTTCCCTGATGACTTGAAGAAAGCGGCTGGTATATTGGCTAAACAAGCTTGCATGACGCAGAAGGTAGAAAAGAGCGAAGAAGGCCATGAAGACGAAGAAGACAAAGACAAAGACGAAGTGGCAAAATCAGGTGCTAAACTTTCTAAGGATACGCTGAAGAAAGTTACCGACGCTTTATCTGCTTTGAAGTCTATTATGCCGGAGATAACTGAGAAGTCCGAAAAATCGGTAGCGGAAAAAACTATTGCTGATATCGAAAAGAAGCTTGAAACCATTGAGGAATCAAACGCTTCTGAGTTAGAAAATAAAACACTGGACGCTTTGAAGAAACTTTCAAAGAGATTAGGTGTTGTAGAAAAAAGCACAGGTCTTAAAAAGAGTGTAGATGGCCAAGATGACACCGAGGATGATGATTCTAATGCCAAGTGGCCCTCTTTCGGTTCGTAGTTTAAATATTTATTGTTAAATTAGTTAGGAGATTCTAAATTATGAAAACTAATCATAATTTACTTTCAAAGAAGCAGCAGATTCAGAAAATGATTAGTCTGCCAAGTATAACGTTGGCGGCGGAAGAAGCGGATCGTTTCATAGATTATATTACTGATGAGTCTGTTATGAAAGGCAAAGCACGAACTGTTAAAATGAACAAAGCTGTTCAAAACATTCGCATGCTTGGCTTAGGCACGGGAGATTTTTTGCATCCGGGAGATACTTTTAGTTCTTCAGAATACAAGAAAACTCTTAGTCACCAAAAAATAGAACTTGCCAGCAAAAAGGTTCGTGGTTGTATTGCTATTTTTGATGATGATCTTGAAGACAATATCGAAAGCGATGCTTTTGCAGATCATCTAATGAAAATGGTAGCTAAGAAAATATCTAACGAGCTTGACATTGCCTATTGGATTGGCGATACAAGCACTGGTAATGCTTATGGTGATACTGATATCAAGTGTTTGTGGGATGGCTGGCGTTTCCGTATTGCTAACGGCGACACTGACGGCGATACTTATTACAATGATGTCTCTGGTGGTGCTACTGTCTTAGACGCGTCTGCAAATACTAATTTTAGTTGTGCTGGCAAAATAGCTATGCACGGTAGTACGGCACCTTATCACTGGGAGTTTAAGTATAATGAGATGTTATTCCAATTAGCCTCAAAGTATAAAACTCAGGGATTGGGTAATCTTGCTTTTTATAATAGCGATTTAGTCACGCAAAACTATATCGAAGCTTTAGCATCTCGGTCTACAATTCTTGGTGACAATGCTATACTTGGTAGCGCTCCGATACAGTACGGAATGGTGCCTATTGTATCATGCCCGAATATGTCGGTGACTATGGATGGTGGTACACAGGCAGTAGAAGCTTCAACTGGTGGTGCGTATACTGATAGTATGCTTACTCCTAATGGTAACTTGATTATAGGCATTCAGAGAGACATTAGGATTGAATCCCAAAGAGAAGCCGCTGATGAAGCGACTTATTGGTTCTATTCGCTGAGAGCAGTACCGGCAATTGAAAACATCAATGCTTGTATTTTATTACGCAAACTCACTACTACTGGTACATTTATTGTAGCAGAAGCGTAAATAAGATTTGAAAGGGTTGTTTTATGAAAAAGAAGAAGTATATGATTACAAATTACGGAAACACTCGTAGTGTTTTTATAAAAGGTCAAGCGTATGAGATTTCTAAGAACCTCACCATTGAGACAACTAATTCTGAGATTGCGAGTGCGTTTAATGATCTTCCGTTTGTAGATGTAGTATCTGAAAAAATAGAGCAATCCGCTCCAAAATCTGTTGAGAAAAAAAGAGTATGTAAAAAGAAAAAAAGCAAGAAACTAAAAAAGAACGCTGTCAACATGATTCACAGAAAGACTAAGCGACGCAAAAATTAAAGGAGATTTTGTTATGAGTAAAAGAAATTTAGCAGGAATAGATGCTGATATGTTCACTCCTATCGGGCGTCTATTGCAGCAAGCAATGGCACATGGTATTAACAACAGTCTAATCCACGGTGGATTAGAAACAGGACAAACATCGGTGCAAAGCATATACGCTGAAAGCGTAACACAAAATTGCTCGCTTGGCACCAAGCTCAGAGAAATAGATACTGGCAGAGAGTTTATTTATTCTCAAGCTGGTACCGTGAAACTGTATAAGGCTTTGATGACGGAATCCCTGCCTCCTGTTTCTCAGTATATTAATCAAATTCAGACTGCGCATGGTATGGCAATTGGTGCGACAGGTGGAAATGTTTTAACTACGGCTGGCGCAACACCGGCTGCTAACTATTTCAAAGATGGTTGGCTCGTTGTTAATAAGGGTACTGGGCTCGGTCAAACATATCCTATCGCTACGAGTAGCTCGCACGCTACAATCATAGCGGTCACTTTCAAAACCGGGCATTCAGTTGTTACAGCGTGGCCTGGAGGCTCAGAGTGTACTTTAGTAAGGAATCCGTTTAAAGGAACCATTGTAACTCCTGTTACAACTTTGACAGCTCCTCCGGCTGGCGTACCGCTGATCGATGTTGCAATCGGATATTATTTCTGGGCTCAAGTTAAAGGCCCGTGCGCTATGACAGTCGATGCAGGCGATACTATCGTAATAGGCGAGCCTGTTGGATCAGCCGGTACGAGTGGTACTGCTGGCGGCGTTGGAATTGGCGTTACAACTGAAGGCCATTATGGTCGTGCTATGACAATTGGTACTTCAGAAGAAACCTGTTTAATTAATCTCGACTTAGGTCTCTAAACGAAAGGAGTTACTATTATGCCTAAACAAGTTCCTGGCAATATAAGTCAAGCGGTAAATACTCCTTTGTCTGAGATTCTTCACGGGCTGTTCAACTATGGCATTGATGGCAATATAATTTCTGGAGGTATGCTTGTAAATTCACCTCCTGATATTTATGCCGAACATGCTGCGCCTCAAGCTACTATCGGTAGCAAGCTGCGATTGAACGATGGACGCGAGTTTATTTATTGCAAAAATGGTGGTGCTGAAATCTTGATTGCCAAAATGGCTCAAGCAGAAGCTAACACTAGTCAATGGGTCGACGAGACTCAGACAGCACACGGATGGACAGCAGGCGATACAAGTAATACTTGTTTGATTACAACTGCGGCGACTCCTGCTGTTAATGAATTGGCAGAAGGTTGGATGGTACAGACAAATGGAACAGGCTTAGGACAGTGTTACCGTATTCAATCGAATACGTCGCACGCGACTGTAATCACTGTTACTTTGCACCATGCTGTTGTAACTAACATTCCAGCAGCAGCACAACTTTCTTTTATCAAGTCTAATTTTATGGATACAATCGTAGTAGATGCGACAGCAGGATTGACCGCTATTGCCATTGGCGTGCCGTTAATTACTGTTACAATTGATTACTATTATTGGAGTCAGATAAAAGGACCGGCACCTTTGATGGTAGACACTGGGGAAACTGTTGCAATTGGTTTTCCTGTTACACATCCTGCTACTTGTGCTGTTGACGGTACTTGCGGACCGTGCGTTACTTTGGAAGCTCGTTATGGTAATGTGATGTACATCTCAGCCGAAGATAAAGTGGCTGTTGTCAATCTCGACTTGGGACTTTAATGATTGCAGGGAGAGTGCAATTCGGTGCTCTCCCTATTCTAAAAAGAAAGGAAAATATAAATGGCTGAAAATCAAATAAAAGATGGTAGTGGCGAAAGCTATTTGGCCGGTGTCAATGTCCGAAATCAATTATTGACAAGGTCTGTAGCAGTCACACCAATAGCAGAAGCATCTTTACGTGGAGATGCTTTTTCATGGACGGCTGTAACTTCTGCTATAGGTGCTCTGGATTGTGCTCTGGTACTTACAAATAATTCAGACACAAGATGGCTGGTAATATCCAGTGCTTATATGAGAGTTGATGTGGAAACACAAGTGAAGTTTCATTTGCCTGCTGCTTTTACAGCAACTCCAGGAACTACTGTTGTCGGAGTTAATTTAAATACTAACTTTGCTAATACAGCTTTAGCGACTGCTTTGGCCGATGATGATGGTGTAGCTTTTGTGGCTGCAAATACTATATTAACATTGTATTTGCCTAACGCAGTAAATGGTCAAGTAACAACCTCTATAGGACAGCATGTTGATTTCCAAGACGCGGTTATTCTTGGCTACAATGAATCTCTTGCTGTCGATGTGGTTACTAACCCTGGTGCTTATGAGTGTACGTTCGTGGGTTATTTTATTGACTCACCATTATAGAAAGGAGTAAAGCTTATGTCGATAGAACAAATTTTAGATGGACTTGGTAATGGTTATTTGGCCGGTGTTAATTCTGATAAACAATTATTAACACGATCAATAATTATGCCCGCTATTGCGGAAGCCTCACTTCTTGGAAACGCGTACTCATGGACTTCTGTTACTGCTGATATTATTGCTAACGAAACTGGTCTTTGTGTTGTGAACGATTCAAGTTCCAAATGGCTTGTAATTTCAAGAGCATACGTTTGGTCGGATGTAGCATCACAGATAAAATTACATCTTCCTGCAGCAGCTACATGGGCAGGAACCGATGTTGTTGGTGTGAATTTAAATACTTTGTATACAAATTCTGCACCTGCTTCTGGATATGCTGATGAGACTGGAACGACTTTTGTTGCTGCAAATGTGATTGAAACAGTTTATTCGCCAGTACTAACAAATGGCCAAGTGACGACTAATCTTGGAGTATGGATCGATTTCAAAGATGCAGTTGTTCTTGGAAATAATGAAGCATTAGCGGCAGATTTTATTGCAGATACCGGAGCGTTTGAGTGTACTTTTGTAGGTTACTTTATTGATGCACTTTAATAAAATCAGATAAGTTGAGGGGAACATTAGATTGTTCCTCTTAGCTTTTTATTGGTAGGACGTGCTAAAATGATTGATGTAAAATCAGGTGCCTACGTTAGTATCTCGTGGCAGCACCATGAAGTGCATCATGGCCACATGTATAAAATAGATGATGTAGTTGCTTGCAATACGACTAC